AGTCGGGACTTGATCCGTCCTTACCTCGGAGCTTCAGAACAGCTGCTGGCCAACACTCGCGTTGAATGCACCTTCAGCGTTGAGCTTGCAGGCTCTGGCACTGCGGGTACTGCACCTCGTTACGGTAAGGCTCTCAAGGCTTGTGGCTTCTCCGAAACGATTGTTGCCAATACCACCGTCACTTACGACCCTGTCAGCACAGGCTTCTCTTCAGTCACCATTCACTACAACATTGATGGTGTCCGCCATAAGGTGACAGGTGCTCGCGGAACGTTCTCGATCAACGCCAACGTCGGCGAAATTCCAACCATCGACTTCACGATGACTGGAATTTATGTTGCTCCAGACGACAGCAGTCAGCCGACTGTCACTTACGCCGACCAGGCAACTCCTTTGATCTTCAAGAAGGGGAACACTACTGACGTTAGCGTGATGGGTCTTACGACAGCCAAGCTTTCCAGTTTCAGCCTGGATGTTGGTAATGAGATCGTTTATCGCGAACTCGTGGGTTCTACGACTGCTGAAGTTCTGTTGACGGACCGCTCGATGAGTGGCAGCGTTTCACTTGAGGCTGTCACGATCGCAACGAAGGACTACTTCGCTACAGCTTTGGCTGACACGCTTGGACTTATGAAGTTCACGCATGGCACGGCTGCTGGCAACAAAGTGAAAGTGAGTACAGCTAAGGCTGACATCGCCGATGTCTCCTATGGAGACCTTGACGGTATTGCGATGCTGGAGATTCCGTTTACTGCGGTGCCTAGTACAGCAGGCAATGATGAACTGGAAATTGAGTTCAGGTAAGTTTCAGA